TACTGGTAACGTTAGATACAAAGCAAGAGAAAGATACAGCTTCGGCTGGTCTGACTGGCGCGGTATCTTCGGATCACCAGGTGCTTAATTAATATTTATGGGGCGGCTTGTCCGCCCCATTTACAACTAGGTTTAACTAATTGTACCGACTGACCTAGCAGACAATCGTAGAAGCGACGGTATAATTTAACTACGAGGAATTAAAATGGCAACGACAACTTTTAATGGCCCAGTCCGTTCGGAAAAGGGTTTTCAATCTGTAACTAAAAACGCAACTACTGGTGCATATACAACTAGATATGTTGGTGAAAAGCCAGATTTAACTGGTCTTACAGCTACAGTTGTATCAACTTCTAGTACATTAACTTATACCAAGAATGTAATTACAGTTAACAATTATTCTGGTGCGGCTGCGCAAACGGTAACTTTACCGGCGGCAACGCAAGGTGATATTGTGGTTCACGCTCAATCAAAGGATACAACTGGCGGAACAGCCGCTCTTGTATTTGATGCAGCAGGGAGTGATGTTTGGGCAACAGGCTCAATTATTCCAAGCACATCATCAAGTCTATTGACAATGGATACTTCGGCTGCAAGTGAAACTAAATTGACATTCACACCAGCCAATGCGACTACCAATATTTTAACTATTGGTTGTTCTTTATATTTTGTATGTTTTGAAAAAGGAACATGGACAATCTCTTATGATCTTGCTCGTGATCCATTAGCAGTAACCGGCACTTTTGCCTTTGCTTCATAATAATTAACTTTTGTGAGTTCCTTCGGGAACTCACAATTAAATTGGAGATAAATTTATGAATATAAAATCGGCTAATATTACAACTGCCACTACAACAACTGTGTTCAATGGTCCTGGAAGAATAGTAGGAGTTTCATGGGTACAGCCTTATAATGTTGCAGCAGGAAAAATCACTTTATTGGATAGTTCTACGACCGTGGCAATAGTTGATATACCAAGAACAAATGATTCAGATGCAGGAGATAGTAAGTCCGTATCAGGCTCTATCATGTTTCCACATGAAGGATTCAGATGCGAAACAAGCATTAAATGCACGAATGCTATAACCACACATGTAACAGTTTATTACGCTTAAAGGAGGCAAAATGCCCTACGGACCAGGAACATACGGAAGTAAAAAAGGAAGACCCCCTAAGAAGAAAAAAGACAAAAAGAAGAAAAAGAAAAAGAAAAAGGGTTAACCTAGATGGCACTTTCGGGTACTAACGCTTTCAACCTAGATGTTGATGAAGTCATACAGGAAGCTTTTGAGCGATGCGGTTTGCACGCGCGCTCGGGCTATGATTTAAAATCAGCAAGACGGTCCCTGAACCTTCTGTTAGCAGAATGGGCTAACAGGGGCATTAACCTATGGACCGTTGAACTACGTACACAAACATTAACAGCAAGCACAACAAGCTATACGCTTGATTCCGATCTCATCGACATACTGGAAGCAGTTGTTTACAAGGCTTCCGACACGACGGTCGATATTGAAGTCGATCGAATCAGCCGTGCCGAGTATTTAAATATTTCTAAAAAATCAACAGAGGCTGTCCCGACGCAATATTATTTATTGCGTGGCCAGTCTACCCCGACATTATATCTTTATCCAACGCCGGACGCAGCCGATACGTTTAAGTATTGGGGCCTGACAAAAATACAAGATGCAGGTGATTATGAAGATGAGTTGGATGTCCCTACACGTTTCCTCCCGTGTCTGACAGCCGGAATGGCTTATTATGTGTCCCTGAAAAAGTCACCAGAAAGAACACCTTTATTGAAACAATTGTATGAAGAAGAATGGCAGCGCGCGTCAGAAGAAGATCGACCGCGTTCCAGTTTCTATGCCATACCTGAAAGGGGAGTTATTTAATGGCACACGCGACAGGAAAATATGCAAAAGCAATCTCTGATCGAAGTGGAAGAGAATTTCCCTACAAGGAAATGATCAAGGAATGGAATGGATCCTTTGTCCATCAATCGGAATTCGAGGCAAAACATCCTCAATTGGAGAGAAGCAAGCATACTTCCGATGCACAAAGCCTAAAAGATGCTCGTCCCGCTAGAAAAGAACCGATGGTTGTTTTTGTGGGCGGACAGGGATTTTTTGATCACAATGATACAATGAAGCCTGAATCCAGAAAATCGCCTGCGGTTGGATTTACAATAGGAAATGTAACAGTGAGCACATCATGACAACATATTCAGAATTAACAACACAGATTTTAGACTATACGGAAGTTAGTACAGATGTGCTGACATCAACACGAACGGATGATTTTATAGAGCACACAGAAAATCGCCTGTTAAGGGATTTAGATTTGGATGCATTTAAGTCGCATCAATACTCAACCCTGACGGCGGATAGTCCGTTCCTGTCTTTGCCTGGCGGAACGACACCGGAGCCAACATCCTTGGCGACGATACGAACGGTCATGGTCTATGCTTCAACTTCCTCTGCAAGGGATTTTTTGGAGCAACGCGATATTAGTTTTATGAATGAATACTGGCCAATAAGAACGGAAACTGGAACACCAAAATATTGGGCATGGTGGGATGAAAATACGATTTATCTTGCGCCTACCCCTAGTTCTGCGTTATATGTAGAGCTGGGAATTACGAGATTACCAACAAGACTATCGAGTTCCAATACAACCTCATGGTTGGGGAATAATGCCCCGGTGGCATTGCTTTATGGATGTCTTGCAGAAGCCTTCAAATTCTTGAAGGGACCAGCGGAAATGCTGCAATTATATGAACAATCATATCAACGTGCTATTCAAGAGTTGATGATCGAACAACAAGGAAGGCACCGAAGAGATGAATATATGCACGGGGCGCTACGAACGCCTTTGCAATCACATAATCCATAGGAGGATATAAAATGGCAATAACCCAAGCTGTTTGCACAAGCTTTAAACAGGAATTGCTCGTTGGAACGCATAATTTTACAGCGACTACGGGTGATACATTTAAAATTGCATTGTATTCAAGTTCAGCTACTCTAAGTGCTTCAACAACTGCTTATTCCAGCTCGAATGAAGTTTCTGCTTCAGGAACCTATACGGCTGGTGGTGGATCATTAACAAATGTAACACCAACAACAAGTGGAACAACTGCTCTTACTGATTTTTCTGATATATCATTTACATCAGCGACAATCACGGCAAGAGGAGCATTGATCTATAACAGTTCTGATTCAGATAAAGCGGCTGTTGTATTGGACTTTGGTGGCGATAAAACGTCAACAAGCGGAACATTTACAATTCAATTTCCAGCAGCAGATGCAAGTAACGCTATTTTACGATTAGCGTAGGAGATAATATATGGCTCTCGTATTAGACGATAGAGTAAAAGAGACATCGACGACGACAGGAACAGGTACGCTTAATTTAAGTGGTGCTGTTTCAGGATTCCAGACTTTTGTTGCGGGAATAGGTGATGGCAATACAACGTATTATGCCATAGTCAACCGTGACGAGGCGGAATGGGAAGTTGGTCTTGGAACTGTAACTGATGCTTCAACTGATACCTTAGCAAGAACAACAGTCATTTCAAGTTCAAATAGTGATTCCGCTGTTAATTTCAGTGCAGGAACAAAAGATATATTTTGCACCTTACCAGCAAGTAAGGTTGCTAATCTTGATACAGATAATAATTTAACAATTGGTGCAGGGTCCGCGGGCGTTGACTATACATTAACATTTGATGGTGCCGATGCTGATGGTGTTTTAACATGGATGGAAGATGAGGATTATTTTAAATTCTCTGATGATATTTTAATTAATAGCACTGAACGATTAAATTTTAGAGATACTGCATTATACATTTATTCATCTACAGATGGTCAATTAGATTTAATAGCAGATACAGAAATACAAATAGCCGCAACCACAATAGACATTAATGGTGCTGTTGCATTAAATGGTGCTATTACTGGTGCCACTGATATTACTTTATCGGGTGAATTAGACGCAGCAACATTGGATATATCCGGTAATGCAGATATTGATGGAACAACAAATTTAGATGCAGTTGATATTGACGGTGCTGTACAGTTAGATGCAACATTAACTGTTGGTGCAGATGATCAAGGATATGATATAAAGTTTTTTGGAGACACGGCAAGTGCTTACATGTTATGGGATACATCGGCAGATGATTTAGTCTTAGCAGGTGCAGCAGGAATTGATCTTGCTGGTGATATTGATGTAGATGGAACTGCAAACTTGGATATTGTTGATATTGATGGTGCAGTTCAAATAGATGCTACATTCACATCTGGTGTTGACGGACAAGGATACGATACTAAATTTTTTGGAGATACATCAAGTGCTTACATGTTATGGGATACTTCTGCGGATGATTTAATTCTTTCAGGTGGTGCAGGTCTTATTGTACCTGATGGACAATTCACATTAGGAAGTACAGCCATATCTTCTACAGCAGCAGAAATAAATCTAATTGATGGTGGTACTTCAAGAG